CTATTGACAAAATATTTTTCGGTGTTATACTTATTCTTGTATTGATTGAAATTAGTGTTTAGTTTCATCATAATCATAAGGTACATTTTGATATTCATCAATTAATTCTTCTAATTCTGTTTCTTCTAAATTAGTTATTTGTTTTTTTACTTCAATAGTATCATCATCAATCTTTAATTCATCACCATTTTTATTTTTATACCGTTCAGCTTCATTATATCTTTTTAAAATATATTCGTAATATTTACATAATCCAATGTTTACTTCATAATGTAGAACGACTTGGTTTTTTTCTATTGCAAATACTTTATCTCTAGTAAATGTAGCCCACTTACGAAGTGCAAGATTTTCTTCGTATTTACCATCTTTTCCCATAGTATTTACCGTACACATCTTCATAGGATATCCTATCTTAAAATATCCATTCTGTGTATCGTGCAATTTACAAATAATTTCATCACCATTTGATAATTTCATTATTCTGTAACTACTCATTCCACAACCTTAACTTTCTATTTTGAGGTTTCCATTCAGCTGGAGGTTCATCTAAATTAGTTCTATCTAAATTTACATTTCCCCAGAAGTGGTCAAAAACCTCTTCTTTTGTTTCTACAATGTTAAATTCAAATTCTTCGTACATCTTGTCTATTCTCTTTTTAATCTTTTCTTTATTGTATTCAATCTTTCTTCTATAGTCATACATTTCTTTAAATTTTTCATAATCTTTTTCATCTATCATAAGTTAATCCTATGTATTGTATAATCAAATTGTTCTTCGTTGTATATATTTATTCGTTCCATAAAATGACGAAGTGTGAAGTTTTGTCTATTTTTATATGTAAAATCATCTGCAATATCAAATAATTTACATTCAGTTTTGTTATCACCTAATCTTAAACCTCTACCTATGGATTGTAAAACTCTAATTTTACTTTTAGATGGTGATGAAAATATTATGTTATGTAAATTTTTAATATTAATACCAGTAGAGAAAGTTCCATATGATGCAACAATAATTGCATCTTTAGATTTTTCAGTCATAGCTCTAATTTCTTCTCTAGTCAACGCATCAACACCACCACTTACAAAAAATACCTTTCTACCTTTGTAGGTATTCTTCATTAATTCATATAAAGGCTTTCCGTGTTTCTCTACAAATTGATATAACACTAATGTATTTCCTTTTAGTGGATTAACTAATTTATTTACAAAATGCAATCTTCTTTTATCATTGACAATATAATCTATTTCATCTGCATATTTTAAATCTTTTACAATCTTACAATCATTTTCAGTATATCCTAAAATTAAACTGTTTATTTTAAGATTAGATAATGTTTTCTTTTCTATCAATTCCTTTGTAGTTATAACTTTATTTGTTGTACCAAACAATCCTTCTAAAACTAATTTATGAGTTTGTAAATCATCTAATGTACCAGTAAGTCCAAAGCGATACTTACATAAATGTAGTTTAGTCATTATAGATGTAAGTGATTTTGCTTTAAATAGATGAGCCTCATCACCTATAACACAACCAAACTGTTCAAAATATTTTTTAGGAAATTTATGTAAAGATTGCCAAGTAGATATCACAACATCTTTTTCTATCTTTTTACTATGACCAGAATATACTTTTTGTATGTATGATTCTAACCAACCATAATCAATAAAATCACTTGACATTTGTTCTACTAAACTTGTTGTGGGTACAAGTATCAATGTTTTAAGATTCTTTAAATGACACCATCTAGTTAGACCATAAATGATTAACGATTTGCCAGATGCAGTAGGACAAACAAAAAGACCACGACATTTTCTGGCACCATAAAGAATACTAGAAATCTGATAATCACGAGCTTTGTATGGAATTTTAAGGTGTTTAATAAATGATTTAATAGTTGATTCATCTAAGTTTTCTGGTCTTGTATTAAAATCTAATTCGTATCTAATGTCATTTCGTTTACAGAACTCTCTGATGTATGGTAATAATCCCAGATAGATCTGTCCAGTAGCAACTGAGAATAATCGTATTTTTCCATCCCATATTTTATTTCTATAACTGGGCATAAATTTTGCACCAGGCACTTCAAAGGTAAAATACTCTGAGAGTTCTCTTGCAATATGTGGTTCGGTTTCAATTCGTATGTATACTTCATTTTTTTTCTCTATTTTCATAAGGTACTTCTTCTTTGTTCAATTTTGGAAAAGCATCTTTTTTAGATAAAAGTTCTGCATCTGCCTTTGTAGCAGCCGCAATCTTTTCCTTATCTTTCGTTGAGTGTGAAAGACCAAGTGATGGTCTAGAATCAAATTTACAAAAATCAGCAAATGGCCCATTTTTGTCTACATAATGTAAAAATACTTGTGTTTGCCAGGCACCCTCTGGTGCATCAAATGCTTCTCTCCAATGTTCCACTTCACACCCACGATAGATTACTCCATCACCAGGCTCCATAGGAATCATCTTACCCTTTGTACCTCTTTCACCATCTTCTGGGCCAACAAACATACCCCAGTTATAATCTTCTTTACCCTTGTAATCATATCCTAAACAACAAGTAATAGATACTTCACAAGATGGTCTATCTTTATGTCTTTTTAATATATCACCTACTTTGTACAATCTATAATAAGAATAAGTAGGCCACAATTCTAAACCAGTAGATTGTTCTATTTTCTTTCTACCAAAATTCAAAAGTGTTTCCATAAGTGGGTCACCATAAACACTATGACTGCCTGGAATCTGAGCACTTTCTGCTTCTGGTTGAAATAGTCTTGCTTTATCGTAATGTGAATATTGTGCCCCTACTTTTGCAATATCTTTAGGTATCATTTCTTTTATAAGAACATACTTTTTTTCTTTAAAAAATTTTACAGTATCAATCATTTGAACATCTTTCCTAAATTCCATACTACTAAAGAGTATCTAGTTCCCTCAGTAACTGGAGTAACCAAGTGGTGTATGAATGATGGAAATACTATGATAGAACCTCTTGGTCTTATTTCCGTACAAGTGTGATATCTTTTACTACCCATATGAGGCCCTAAATCAAATTTAAGATTACCACCTTTGTAATTTTTTGGATTGGTTAAATTTACTGTTACGGATAATTTTCTAGTCTTCCAGAATTGATTTGGATTATCTACAAAACCAGGCGCTGGAATATATCTTGGCAATCCTTCAAATTTACCACCCCTATATGTTTTATCAAACTTTATTTCTTTACCAGTATCATCTTTTGCAACTATATAATTCCCATCATTATCTTTTCTTCTTTGTTCTTCTACTGTTGGGTCAAATGGTATGTATGGTCTTGAACCACCATCAGTATGCCAAGAATAAAACTGGCCTGGATTGTAAACTGTAAACTGACAAGTTTCAGAAAAATCCCACTCAAAATTCCAGTTTGCTTTTTGATTTGCTTCTCGTATAAATGGGTGTATTAAATCATATATCCATTTATCTGCTAACCACCCAACTTTAGTATCTCTAACATAAACATCTTCTTCTTTAATACCTTTTTGTCTTCTACCTTGTGCAGTCAAATGATTTTGTGCGATATTACCAGCGTTAGATGTTTCACCACCCTTTTGTCTAAAATCAAAAGTAGTAGCATCAGTTGCTTGCTTTCCATTTTTTTGTTCTGTGAGAGTCATATCAGATAACCCTCTTTCTATAATTGCATTACATTGTTGGTCATTTAATGCACCTATGAAATAATAGTAGTTATTTTCACATATACTCATAATGCACCCTCCGTATATTTAATCCAAGTTGTTATGTTTCTTAATTGAAATCCTCTACTATGCAAATTTTTTACTATATGTTCTAAATAACCAGAAACTACTTTAAGATAATCTAATTTAGATTGTAGTCTAATCATATCTTCATCTGATTCTAAATATGTCGGAATATCTTGTCTAAGAATTTTTAACTCAAATGGTTTCTCTGCTTTACCAGAATAGTATTCCCATTTTTGTTTTTTTAATATTTTCATATCAGTTTCAGCCTTACTTAACATAAGTCTAAAATTAGTGTAAAGTTTTAAATATTTATTTAATAATGCTGGACTTCTAGTCTCTTCTAGATTGATATTAGTTTCATCAATCTTTGAGTCTTTGTCAAACATTTCTTGTATTTTTGTTAAATCCATACTATATTATATACCATAATTAAAAAGTTGTCAAGTCTTATAACGATTCAAATTTAAATAATTGATATTGAAAGGTTGCAGTCGCACTCATATATTGAGTATCTGCTTGGTCATTTGTATATTGTAATGCAGAAAGTGTTACTGGATATACATTTGAAAAGTTAACATTCAATACTGGGTTATTCTTATTAGATAGTATTGTTAATGTTGCATCTGAGTACATTGCACCGTCTGGTGTTCTAGGTTTAGGTGTATCTGAAGGTGCATTTATTTTTGATTGAGATGTAGGAAACTGGTCTACATTTTCTTGTCTAAAACTTTTGAACTGAGCTCTATCTTCTGGAAATCCAATCGCCATAATCCAGTTAAAAAGTTCTTGATAATTCTGTAATTTTTCATCTACTAAAAAAGTTATTTCAAGATTTTCAAATGTTACCTTATCTGGTAAAACTGGAATATCTTTGAAAGGTGTAGGAAATATTGCATCACCCATATTAACGCCTGGTATATTACACGCAGTAGTAAAGAATTGTACTTTAGGTAATTGTATAATAGAGAACCTATACTGACTCGGTGCAGAATAGTCTATCTCTTCTGGTTGTCGTGTGAGTGCGTTTAAATCTGTCATACTATTATTTATAATCAAAAAAAAAGGGGAGCGAACTCCCCTTTTTTGTGGTGTGGTAGATTGTAGTTATTACATTAAGTTAGAAACTTTAACTCTTCTGTAATATTGGTTAGTTTCTTTAGTAAATGCAGTATTTGAAGAACCAGCATCGTTGTTATCAGCTAACGCACCAGCGTCAACTGCGAATGGGTTATCAATCATACCGTATCTAGTTTTAAAACCGATTTTTGGTTGGAAAGTTTGCTCACCAACTGCTCTCACCATTTGTAGTGGAACATATGGGCAATAGAAAGTACCAGCATCATAAGGTGAAGTACCTTTATATCCAACAACATAGTATTGACTTGCAGCTACATTTGCAGCGTATGGGTCAACATATACTCTGTAACGACCATTCAATACACCAGCAAAAGTGTTTTGAGTGTCATCAACTTGTAGGTTGTTGTTTAATGCAGATTGGTAATCTAGAATTCCAGCCATTTGTAAAGCAGAAGCAACATCAGCACTTACTAGTAAGATGTTACCTTTTCCTCTACGAGTTTTTTGACCGATTGCATTTGCATCTCTTTCAATTTGGAACATTAGACCTTTGAATTTTTCAACAGACCATCTACCGTTAGAGTCTGTATCTAAGTCAAAAGTACCAGCAGTAGTTGTATTTACAGCAGCACCTTCTACGGCAGTTCTGTAAATTCTTCTTACTACTTCCCTATTGATTTCTGCAAGAATTTCAGCAGAAAGGATGTTTGCAAGTTCTGTTTCTGCATCAAGACCGTGAATTGCTTTTAAGTCTTGTGCAAGTTCCATTGTGTACTCAGCTTTAAGTGCTCTAGACTTTGCAGTAACAGTTGATTTCTCAATAGAGAAAGCCATTTGTGCAAAGTGGTTTTGAGAACTATCACCTAATGCTTCTGCCTGTGCAGCAGTCATACCTTGTGCGAAAGTATAAGCGCCTTCTGGAGAGTCATTAAGTACACTTGGGTTAGTACCTTGTTGTGCAGCTGTCAGTGAAGATGATGAGTTATCAGCAGAATGTTCGCCATCTGCTTCATCAACTAGTGCTTCTGCACCAGACTGGTCATCAAATCTTGAACGCATAGCAAAGATTAAACCAGTTGGGCCAGTCATTGGTTGCACACCACAAATGTCATATGCAATTAAGTTTGGCATAGCTCTTCTTACTAATGAAATTAGGATCGGATCCCAATTTGCCATTGGATTAGCACCAGCTGCAGTTGCGTTAGTAGGAACTGATTCTGACAAGAAAGAAGCATCTTCTCTAAGTGCCTTTTCTTGATTTTCTAAAATAACAGTAGTGACGGCTCTTCTATAACTATCATTGATTTTTGGTAAATCTGGATGGTCTAGAACGGGCTGCCACTTCTCTTGTAAATGTGTTGTTTGAAACATCTTAGTTTCTCCTTATATATTTACTATATTTATCATTACGATTTATTTACTGCCCTTTTATGGGTTTTGTTAATTGCAGCCGTATATGCCGCCATTATATCTGAGTTTGCTTCAATAGTCTTAGGACTTTCAGCGTCTTCAGATAATACTTCTTCAACTTTTTTCTCTGAAGGGAAGTATGATTCTTTCAAAGTAGATAGTTTTTCTTTAAAAGATTCTTCATCAGAAAATTCAACATCAGCAGTTAAAGAATGAAATTTTTCTTTTTCTGTTTCTGCTAAATCTTTTGATACTTCAGAAATTAATGATTCACGAACAAGTTCACCAACTTTATTCTTAGCTGATTTATCTTGTTCCATCAAATCGTTCACTTTTGCTTTTAGTTCCTCAATTTCTTTAGTCTGTGCTTCAAGAATGTCATATTTTTCGTTTGGAACATCAATATAGTGGTCTTCAAATAAAGATTTAAGACCAGTAATAAAGTCTTCAGCGATTTCTCCCTTTAGACCTCTTTCAATAGCAAGTTGATTTTCTTTCTTCCACTCTTCAGTAACATAAGTTAGATATGAGTCAATTTTCTCAACCATATCTTCTTTTGCTTCTTCAATAGCTTGTACTTTCTCTTCTTGTAAAGCTCCCTTTACTTCAGAGATTTTAGATGATACTGCAGCTTCAAATATTGTTTCAGCTTTAGCTTTAAACTCATCAGAAAAATCTTCACCTTCTAGTAATGCATCAACATCTTTTTTAACATCAACACTCTCATTTGTCTTCTTCTTATGATTTTTACCATAAATTTCAGAGGCAAGTTGAGTTTTAGTCATACCTTTGGTGTATTGATTAACGAGTTCAGTTTTAGAAAGTTTAGATAATTTTGATACAGCTTCTTCCATATCGTCATCATC